CAAAAACGCATAAGATTGAGGATCATGTCTGCAAGAAGTGCAAGAAGACTGGACATTTGCCTGCTAATTGTCCCAGTCCAGCGGTTGGAAAGGGCCAACCCGCTGCTTCGGCCAAGAAGGCTGCCCCAAAGAGTGTTGCTCCGAAGGCTGCCCCAAAGGCCCCTGAGGTGCCGCCACCAAAAGCGAAAGCTACTGGAAAGGCTGCTCCAAAGGCCCCATTGCCACCCCCTCCCCCAAAAGGAAAGGGACCAAAACCACTCCTTCCCCCGGCGAAGAAACCTGTTGTTAAACAGGTCGCTGACGTGGGAGGTGTGACCCGGGAGGACGGTACTAGTGACGTTGACGAGAGTAAACAGTGGACCAAGTTGTGCGCGGATCTTGATGAGCTTCAGGGAAACCTGCGAGATATCACCAAGCAATTCCTGCATAATGCAAGCCCGTTAATTCCTGCCAATGTGGCGAAGGGTGACCTAAAGATTTCGGGTCCCGCCGGTGTTGCTACTGGGCATCGAGTGCCCGGCGGTTTGATGACGATCGGTCATGCAATTGATTCGAAACCCTTGAAGGTTGGAGAATTGGGTTATAAGGTTAGTGCTTTTCACGAGTTCTCTGGAACTAAAGTGGAATTTGACACCGTGTCATATGTGCGCGATGTTATTGTTAACGGCATTGCGGACCAAGTGGTCTTGTTGAAACCTGTGAAAGGGCAGGAGACAGCATGGCAGGCTATTCCGTGTATGCAAGTTATGGCATGGACCGATATACCTTCCGGTGATTGGGCAAAAGGTGTGCCGATCGTGATTAGTGGATATCCTATGGGAATTCACAGTCATGCTGCTGGCATTGCTCATACCAATATCGCGAAGATTAGCACTAATTATGGTTCCAGCGGTGCGGGATGGCGATTGCTAGATCGTGCCTCTACTCCTATTGTCGGGGTTCACCTTGCCGGCAATTCGAAGGCTGGGAACCTGTGCGCCCCAATTACCAATGCCGATCTGCCTTTTTTAAAGGGGCAGACCGGGGGAAAGCAGTAATGCAACTTCCCTCGTGGGAGAATATGGTTCGCTCTGATACCCAGTTCTCTCTCCCAACATACAAACAGAGCAAGTTTGTCCGTTCGATTGGCTTTTTGGAGCGGACTGATAGTTTGCCAGTTACGACGGAAGGAAACTGGAGCGTTGAAGCTAATGCTGAGCGGATTGTGAGCAAGATGGCCCCGGACTATGAGCCGACGGCGTACGCTATTGCCACTCCATCACACTTCAATGTTCTAGAATCTTTCCGTAAGTATGACAAATTGGATGTCTACCCTGAGATGCCTATTGTTGTGCGTATGAAAGAAGAGGTTTTACCCGTCATTATGGAATTTTATGCTCCTTTATGGCGTCAATGTCGTGTCGTGAGTTTGGACGAATGTCTATACACCCCCGACACTTCCCCGGGACCAGTTATGAAGATGGCCGGTATCAAAAAGAAGAAGGATGCGCGACTACGGTTGCACAAACATATTCAGTGGTACACGGACACTGGTTTCCAGGTGGCGTCATCCCCCCTGTACAAACAGAATGGGAAGATTGAACTCTTGAAGGAAAAGAAAATACGAGACGGTGTGGCTGGCATCAGAGGCTTCACCGTCCCCCCTATGGACGAAGTATTACTTCAATGTCGGTATATGCAGGATTTAAATCTTAAGATCGATATGATGGGGGCCGACTTGACGAGCGATTGCTATAGTCTTGTTGGTGCCAATCTACGCGAAGGCGGGTTTGTAAGACTCATGAATCACTTAGGTGACCATGCAGTACATGGTGGAAAGTTGTGGAAAGGTGACGTCGTCCGAATGGATGCTTGCGAAACCAAGATGCTTCTTTTCAATTGCCGTGAATTCAGATCCAAATGCCACGATAACGTAAGCGTCCCTGCTGAAATTTTCGCGCAGACTACCGAACATATATACAACAACATGGTCAACACCATCACCTTGCTCCCAAATGGACAAGTCGTTGTCAAGGAGACGGGGATGCCCTCCGGGGCGTTCGCGACTTCTAACGACGGCACGTTCGTTCATGAGCAAGTTCTCGGGTGGCATTGGCTTCGTACAACGGACAAGCCAGTATCGCAGATGCCCGTTCACGTTAAAGGAAAATTATATTGTGATGACCATTTGTGCTCAGTCGATGCAGCGTACGAACATGTGGCGGACTACCAAGAACGCTCCAAATCGTATTCCCAATTGGGACTCGCGTTGTCGAAAGATGACGATGAGGTTAGCGAAACCCTCGAGGGCATGTCATTACTGGGAGTTGAATACCGAAACGGAAATCCTGTGCCTGCTCGCGTACAAAAGTTCTATCATGGTTTGACACGGCCTGATGGTCCACGCGATGTAAACACTACACTTCAGCGTGCAGTATCCTTTATGGATAATGCCGCGTTTGATGACAAATTATTTGCGATTGCTAAAACGATTGCAGATGATTCGATCAAGCGCGGTGCGAAGTGGTTAGTAGGACAGGATGATGATTGGTATCACGTTCCGTCGCAGCGAGAGTGCCAAAAGCGCTGGCTTGGTTTGGAATCTTCGAGTCATTACGGCAGATCTATTAACTTAGCTGCCCAAATTGTTTCTTTTGAAAAGAAGAGACTTCACGAGATTCTAGAAGCTAGTCACTTGGTGCTACCGTTGCACTGAGCGTCACACGCATTGTACTTTAAGTCGAGAGTGCTCGGCCGCCGACTAATAATCGGCGTTTTAATAAGGAAGTGTGTGCGAACTCCAGTGTGATATGAAGAAACGACCGCCAGCAAGAGCTCCTCTACTGGCGAAAAAGTTGGCGCCCGCCAATGCCAAAGACAAATGGAAATGCAAAAACTGCCAAACAACAACCCAAACCCAAAGCAGGATCTGCAAAGTCTGCAAAAGCAAATAGAAGCGTTGCAGCTGCAGCTCAAGCTGCAGCTGCTCGATCTATCCAAGGCGAACGAGACGTTGTCAAAGCAGCAAATCGAGCCCGTTTTGCAGCCGCCACCTCAGGTGGTCGGCTGGTTGGAGCAGAAGCGACGGCGATCGCCGCTAGCATCATCGCTCCCGATGCATTTCCGCCAAAACGCTTTCAGGATGGTTATGATGCGGAGCCTACGGCGCCGTTTGAACCCAAAACCATCTCTGATATCACGTTCTCGGACGTTGATGTCGGGCCTGACAACCTTGGATTCGACACAGTCGAACAATGGCTTTTCGCATTCCGAGACCCCAGGCGTGGGGTTATCATCCAGCAACATGCCAACGAAAATGTAACAACGTATGTCCTCATGACTCAGGATGGCCAAGTCGGGCTCACAAGAGCTATCGGCGAAGCCTTCCAGTTCACGAAGGGATCGTTGGACACTGGACCCATGTTGCACGGACCGATACTCTACGGAGGAGCACCAAAGGACGAGGCGTCCGCTGGTGGCTTCTTTCCAATTAGTTACGGAGACTCTGTCTTTCAGGTGGTTGCCGGAGCCTTACCAGCTTCGACATCATGTGTATTGACTATTGCGCTTAGTGATGGGGATGACGAATTTATTCCGAACTCCATCACGGCCACCTCTGCAGCTGATGGGACCTGTGTTTTCCCCTTGAATAACGCCAACTTCTCAACTGATGTTGGGACTGATTGGACTGGGTATATCAGGGTGGATTACCTCAACAGAGCCTCAACTGGGGCAGCTTATGATCTAGTGTACGCAAACAACAACGCATCATTCAGGCATCTCACGCTTGGTGCATTCGAGCAAGTTGAGACTATAATTGATTCTTTCCGTGCTAACGGATTAGGATTGATGTTTTCCAACACTGCTCCTGTACTCTCGCGGAATGGAGATGTTGTAGCTTGTCAAATTCCGAAGTCAATCTCGTGGACATCACTCATTCGTGGTGGCTTTACGGCGTTGGCGTCCCGACCTCTAGCGGTTACAATGGATGCAAAGGATGGTGTACAGATATTCTGGAAACCAACAGCTCCATTTGACATGCAGTTCATTGATGTGACTGACGCAGCCAATGATTCGAACTTTTACTCACTCAATCCGCTATCAGATTATTTAGCGATTTGTGTGCGAATTCCCAAGAAAGATGGAAGAGCGGGTAAATGCCAAGTTCACTGCAATGCTGAAGGAAGGACGTCGAGCCCATGGTTTGGTTTAGTCATGGATGCTCCGGGTGAACGTGCGGCTTCGGCAGCCGCCATGGACTTTGTGCGATCATCGCCCCAAGTACACGAGAACCCGTTGCACGTACGAGATGCTATTAACTTCTTGAAGAAAAACAGAAAAGGTGTGGGTGCCATCGCATCCTTAATTGGAAGTGCCATTCCTGGACTGTCGACTCTGACTAGTGCGGTTAATGCTGTTTCGCAGATTTAGTTATCAGTGCACAGACGTATAAAGCGCTAAATACGATTACTCTATAGATTAAGAAACTTGATCTTAGCTACGCCAACATCACTAGTAGTGGTTGTGAACCTGGTTCCGATTGGGGTTTTACACTGTTGCTAGCAATGTAGGTGACTTAATGCAAGGAATATGAAATTGTGAGGAAAGTGTTTGAAATTCGTTGCTGAAAGGCATCAGTCCAATTACTCGCACGGAACTATCCGTGGTATTAATCTTGAACATACTGGTCTACGAATGGACATTAACCAGAAATGAGGTGTTCGTAAGTTCGCCGGGATGTTTGAGGTAGTGCTATGGTGAGTGAAGTGTGGGTAGCGCCAACGGAATGTTGTTGTGGTGGGATTTTCCCACGTGAACTAAATAATTCAGACGTGCAATGTATAGTATGTGTGATGATCCTCGAATGAAGTCGTTAGGGGCTGGCAGGCCTCGAAGCGATGGAAGACAGATCCGGTGAAAGAAAATCGGAATAGTCGGCGAGAGAGCATATATGTAAAGTTGTGCGGACTGGAGGCGTGTCCACTTACGGACTTTAAACAAAATAAATAGGTTGGTGCAGGCTTGTACCTTCCGGGCAGAACCATGAGAGTACGCTCTTGGGTGACGACCGTGTCTTTATCTGACTAACTAGTAGGCATCCCGTGCGATACGGGGTGAATGTTGACTGACGAAAAAGCGAGATTTTCAGTGAGTAGTTCCGGGTTCTCCGGAGAATTGGTTTTTCTTTTGCACACCAGTGCATCAAAAACGGGACTACTAATCGGGGCTAGATGCCTCCAAGGCTTGTGATTACAAGTGATGTGCGACTCCACTGAG